CAACACTCATGCTGTGCTGGTGACCAGGATCAGTAACATTTGATGTAGAAGAAGCAGCGTGATTATGTGATGTAATATCATCTGATTGTCCGCTAAGAATATCCCGACCCTGATCTCTTGTTGAATCAGTAGTGTTACCTGCCCAACCCCTAACAAATTCACCTCTAAGATCAGGTAAATTTGCACCGACCAAAGCTCTTAAGGGAGCAAAATTAGCTTGTTGTCCTTGTACTGTACCATTACCGTTTGGAAGAGCATCACCATTACATTGTAAATAACCATCTGGTACTGTTGATGTTGCCATACAGAATACAGCACCCCTTGGAACACCTGCTACCGCAGCAAAAGAAAGTTGACCTGATCCATTTGTTTGCATAAAACTTCCAGCCGAACCATCTGCTGTAGGTAATGCAAAGTTCACATCATTAGAACCTGCAAAATCAATATCAATTCTTTTAGTGCTATTACTGTTATATATTTGAAGAGATTTTCCTTCTCTAATCTGAAACCCATTAGCATTTACTCTAGCTACTTCAACAGTATTTGAGACTATTCCCATAGATCCACTGTCTTGTCTGAATACCCCCGTATCTGTATCATCAGCAAACTTTAATGCTAAATTATTTGATGCACCAGATATTAACTGCAAACCACCTGACATAGCAGTTGTACCACTTTTCGGTAGTAAACCTAAATTAGCTTGATCTATATTTCCTATCTCTGTAAAAGTACTATTAGTAGAACTAAAAATTTTTAAAATTTTATCAGAATCATCACCATATAACATAAATTCAACCGCACCAGCAGGATTGCTAGAACCACTGTTGCAAGTTTTTATTGCTTCAAGAACCTGATTTAATTCACTACGAACTGTAGCTCCCGAAGCATTAGGTATATCGTAATCTCCAACTTGAGCCATCTAAGAAATCTTTTCCTCCATATTACACCCCTTTACCATAACCGACAGCTTGAAATGTAAATTTTTTATTTACTGGATTATTTGAACTGTCTAATATTTTTATATTAAACCCCGTTCCAGTGATAACACTGCCTGCTGCATTAAGGTAATCGCCATTCGAGTCTGTTTTAATTACAAAGTATTCACCAGCAGCAGCACCCATGATTGTTATACCTACAGACGGTTTGAATTGATTTGATGAACCCGTAAAAAATGGCGTTCCAAATGTTACATCTAAACCGTTTGGATTCGTTTGAGCAGTACCAGAATCCTGCGGTAAAGTTGAAGTATTATTGCCTGATGTTCGATAATTTTGTTCAGTTCTTGATTGAAATTCAGCTACATATCCTGCTTGTGTTACATTCATATTTTGGGTCACATTAGTTGTTTCTAAGATTAATCTAAATTTAAACCTACGACCTTTAAATGTTCCATTTGCAAAATTATTAAATGGACCAAAACTACCTGATGCCGTTTGAGATGTTGCTACTTGCATTTGACAGTTTGCTTGGTCTGCTGCTGGACCGTCAAAATTACCATCAGTTGCATAATTATCAAAACCACCATCAGCAGGTCCACCAAATTCGGGTGATGTATTAGGAATCAATGATTCAATAGTTTGACCAGTTAAAAAGCCAACTGAAAGTAAGGTCCTTCTTAAGTTTAAAGAAAAAACATCTCCTAAATCAAAAACATCTTTAAAATCATAAGTACCTCGCAATCCTCTATCTATACTGACATTTCCACTCGTCGCAAAAGCTTTAGCTGATGTAACAGTAAGAGTATTTGCGTTAGGAACTGATGCGATAATATATTCTCCGCTTATAGCATTTCCTCCAGTAAAGTTTATTTGTAAAAGTTCACCTACACTTATGCCGTGAGATGTAGGTGAACCATTACTATCTGTATTTGTAATAGTTATAGTCGTACCAGCTACCCCACTGCCTACTGGATTAGCATTATCTTGAATATATGTACCTGTCTTTACAACTGTTGGATCTGTAAGTCGTAATAAACCAGTGCTATTATCAACTACCGTATTGTTCTTACTTCCTTGAAATTTAGGGTTGTCAAAATCTTCTCTATCTTCAAATACATTTTGACTATCCATTAAATCAGGTAAGTCCTGTATTACGCTGGTCTCTCCAAGACTAAAATTGCCTTGGTCATCTTGAAATTTTAAAATATATTCTCCTTCTAAAGAAGCAACCGTTACATCTGTACTTGCACCAGCTAAAGACTCTACAATATCAGATGCGTTTTGAAATGTACCTAATCCATTTGTTAAATTACTGTGTCTTACATATACTCTTCCACCATGTAAAACATCAGGATCAACAGCTTTTGACCATCTAAGTCTTACTAGATTATTACTAACTGGTTCAAGGGTTAGATTTTGAACATTACCAGGAGGTGCAGTTTTACCAACAGCGTTTAGTGTTAAATTCGTAGATGCATTTGATAATTTTAAACTTGCATTGTAAGAAAAAACTTTAAATTCATATTTACCTGCCCTAGTATTTTCTATTTCAAAATCTGGTCTGAATACATCTTGTACTACCCAGTTTGTATCATTATACCGATACTGAACTTGATACCGACTTGTACCCGTTACAGATACCCAAGATAAAATTATTTTTACTATTGCAAGATTGTTTTTTACAATAATTCTCTCTTCAGCAACTAAACCTGATGGTGGTGATTTTGGTTGATTGAGTAATGATAGATTTCTTGCAGGAAGAGCAACTCCTTCTTCAATATTGGCATACTTGAGAGGATTGTAAGTTAATGCACTAATCGTATAATTAATCCCGTCTTGTTCTTGTACAGATATAACTCTAAATGTTTTCTTAGGTGAGCCACCACTACCTGTACTCGATAAAACCCATATTGAGTTAGGGCTTGGAGCTTGTGAAAATGCAGAACTTACGTTTATAACAGTATTGTTATTTGTTATGCCACTTGGACCAGTAGGCACAGTTTGTGTTTCAACTTTACCGTCAGGTGATATTACACTTAATTCTCTATTTAAACCTGCAAATGAAGATAAGTCCTGTGAATTATCAACTGTAATAGCCGTTGTTGTAGCAGATTTAATTCTTCCAGATCGTCTTTCAAGTCCTCGAACAGGATCACTAATAGCGATTACGCTTCCAGGTCTTACTATTGCACCTGCATCTATTGAAGTTGTAAAGTTAACAACTTCAGATTCTTGTTGTTCGCTGAATAATACAGCTTTAGCTAACCTAATAGCCTGTGTTCTTGACGTTGTGGCAAATGCTTTTATTGTCTTTTTAACAATTCCTAATTTTGCTATAGCAGCAGTATCTTCAAAAACTTCATTATCTATTTCTCTACTATCCATATTAAAATAGCTTACAGATATTACAGAATGTCTTTGTTTTAAACTGCTTCCAGAATAAGAAAAACCAGCTTCAGTTACATTTGACAAACTAAATAAATAACTTGGATCGGCTGGACTATCTTGAGTAAGTGTTACTGAACCCGTCTGCCATATAGGAAATGCTCGCATAACTCCAGCTAGTTCATTTATTAAAGTAAATGCTTCCATTGTTCCTTGTATGCAAACATTACAAGCAAATCTGGCTTCTTTTGTTCCATCTTCTAATGTAACTTCTGCATTAGCATACCGAGATGCCTGTACATAAGTAAATAAATCTATATTTTCATATAATTTTTGGTCAGTAGATTGATCTGGTGATATATGAACACCTAGCCCATATCTTTGGTTCGTTAAAATATCTAGCAATATCATTGCAGGGCAAGTACACCATACAGCAGCACCCATCGTTCCATTAAATATATAGTTATCTGGATAGTCGATTCTGCCTGTAGCTGTATCAACTTGTGGTGTTCTTGACTCTACACTTCCACTTCCTGCACCTGTTCCTGGGATTCTTACTTTAATACCACGAATACGAAAAGCTCTCTGTGGTACAGAGCTAAACTGTTCTGCACTTACTCTTAATGTTGAATACGCACAATCTGGATAATTTTGAGGGTTAAATACAACTTCTTCAATTCTTGAAACACCAAAAGTATCTTGAATAAGGTCTGGGTCACTATCAGCAGTTACTCTTACAACTCTTATTTTTGTATTTGCACCATAAGCAGTTTGTCCAAATAATTGTTGAGGTAAATTTATTCTATGTTCTCTAGAGTAAGAATCTTTACTTCTTCCTTTTATAGTTTCATCTATTTTGTCAACAAAAATACCTCCATTTATTGAAAGTTGTATTTTGTAGTTAACTTCTGTTCCTAAAATATCTCCATTATTTTCAAATTTTTGTAATGCTAGAAATTGAACTGTAACTTCAACTGCGTGTTTACCTAATGTAATGGCTGGACTTGTAACTGGTGTAGTGGTTGTAATAACAGCAGAGTTTGTGAGTATAGTATTGGATAGTTTTCCTAAATTTTCATTCTCTACATCACGCACGGCTGTTTGACTTGACGTTCCAAAACGAGGAGTAAAAGTAACATCTTCAAAATTAAAATCTGTATCAGTTAGATTACTTAATTTAGTTGTAAAATTTGGATCATCTGGACTGACATTTAAGATGGAAGTGTTATTTAAAAAAATATCAGCTAAACAAGCATTTTTATAATTAGCATCATTCTGGGCAATACCTTTTTTAGATGGTGTTGCAAAACCTTCTATCTCTCCTTCAGATAACAGATCTTGAATCGTAGCAAATTCTTTACTGTTAAGAGTATCTTCGGCTCTTTCTGGTTCTCTTGGAGCAGGTGGTCCTTTAGAACCTCTTATAATTTTACTCAAGATTCTTCTCCTGCAATAATTTGCTGTGTGTCAATACCAGCAGAAATCACCACCGATCCAGTCACAATTTCTCCATAACATAAAGGTATGCTAGTTCCTGCCCGTGATGTATTTTGAACTCCAGAAAAACTAAATGATACTCTAGGATCTTCTTCGTTTGAAAAATCAGGAATTTTGGGTAAAGGAAATAATAATTCCGATACACCTTGTAAAACCAAAGCACCACCTATTGTTGCTAAACCTTTTTGAACTAAACCAACTTTGGCAAATCCTTTAGAAAAAGCAACACCTAATCCTGCTGAAGTTCCTAAAGAAAAAAATGATAAGCCAATTAATGCTGCCCCTAAAAATACTTTTCTAAAACCACCTCCAGCACCACTAATGACAGGTACAATACTGACACCTTTATTACTGACAGGAGCATATAATTCATCTTCGCCAATATCATAGTCATCATTAATAACCTTATAATATCTATCATTCATGTGACCTTCTAACTGTGGAAAGTTAGTTATTAAAAACTTAATAGCATCAGCAGTACAATTTATTACAGCATCTAATTCTTTGTGACCTACAAAGTCAGCTAGTTCTCCATATAATTTAACTTTTGTGAACATAGCGATACCTCTTACCAGTACATTTTAACAACCATTCAGAGTAAGGCTCTCTACAAGATAGTCTATCTGCTAAATGATGTAAAACCATATCTCCTAAAAAAATTGCCACATGATTTAAAGTTGGGTACATAATAGACATTAACAATACATCTCCTTCCTCTAATGATTCGTCTGGCCTGAGTTCTCTAAAACCTGTTCGCCAAGCATAGCTTTCAAATAGTGGATCGAACAAAAACTCATCTGCTGTCATATTTCTTTCATAATCTTTTAAAACTATTCCTTTTTCTTTTTTATAATAATCAACAACTAAACTCCAACAATCGGTAACACCCCACACCCATTCTCTACCCAATAAAGGTGCTTCATAGCCTGTTGGTTCTAAATATGCCCACTCTTCTGTTTTTGGATTAACAATATACCATGGCAACTTGCTTTGCTCACAACTAATTTTATCTGCCTGACTTGGCTCTGGACTTGAAATTGGGTGACTATGAATCACAGCAGTTATCTCACCAAGATTATCTGCCTTTACATAATCTTCTGGATTAAGAATGAAATGTTGGTGTGATGTAATTGCTAAATTTTCACAAGGATAATATCTTTTTTTGCCTCTAATATTTAAAAGTAATCCTACAGATTCTTTAGGATCTTGGTCTTTCGCATGAACCAATGCTTTATCTTGCCAACTCATTGAATAAACGTACCAATAGCAGGAAATAAATTTCTAGTGCATTGTCTTTTAGGTATTCTTATACCAGCTAAATCAAAAACTGCTGCTAACTCAAATTCAACAATTTCTCTATTTTCTGTAGCTTTACGATCTATTGTATAAATTTCTCTTGGAAACTCAGCATTAGGATCTGGCGTACCAAATGGATTATTCCCACTAAAATTTGCATTATCAATAAATCTTGCTAATGTTCTTACTCTTGCAACAGTAGCACCTGTTAAATCATTACCTGCGGTGACTAAATTAACAGCATCAAAAAATGTAGATATTGTTCCATAAGCATTACTGACTATTAGTTTTGGTCTAGGTAATTGACCTCTTTGAAAAGCAAAACCTTCAGCAATTATTGGAAATCTTTCGTATTTTTTACCTGCCCACTCTATATTTTGATTTGTATGATTTGTTCCAGCATGAAATCTAAAAATATTAGTCTCATTATTACTAGGTGGAAAGCCTGTATTTGTGCCATGTAAAGCTGTTTTTAATGTAACTATAAATAATTCAATAACAGAAGTAGGATTTATTTTAGATATATCATCAAAAATACTGCTATACGCTTCATAAACAACAGAGCCATCATATACATTTGCACCAATAATATTTGTCCATGAAGGTTCTGAAGCACCAGTTGAGTTTCCGTTTGGTGTTGTTACACGAAAAAACATTCCTGCAACTACGTTGGTAGGACATACAATATCACCTTGATTTTTAGGTGTATTAGCAGTCCAAACAGTAGCAACAACATTAGTCATGGTTCAAATACCTCTCTAAATGTTGCTTGTATTGTTGCTCTGTTTAAATATGGGATTGATTTAGACCAAGTTTCGCAGACAAATTTAGAGGAACTTGCTTCTCCTGGTGGTGTGAAATCAAAACTGGTAGTATCATTCGCTCTGTCATCTAAAAAATTTTCTATAGTGTCTGCATCTGTTTCCGATACTTCAAATGTAAAATTAAAAACTTTTGGATTTTGATGTTCTCTAAGTCCAAACAATATTCTATGTTCATATCCATCAGCGAAACGAACTGTTCTAGTATTTGGTGCGGATCTTTTTTGTTGTCCGTATGTTGGACTAATTGAAGGGAAGGTAGCCATTAAGCAAGTAAACCTCCAGGTCTTTGTTGTTGTATTATTTCAGATTGTACCGCTACTGAGATAAGACGACCAAGTTCTCTTCCTCTATCTTCATCTCCCTCAACAGAAGAACTAGAGGCATCTACATTTACTACTACATTTGTTGAGCTTCCACCCATTTCGTGATTCGGAGTAACTCTACCTGTAACTCCTGGAGTAAATAATTCTGGACCACGTTCTCCAACAATGTAAGATTTATTAGGTTTAGTAACACCACCATCTGCAAAGAACCCGCCAATTCCAGGAATTGCTCTAAGTAAAGAAGTCGCTCCAAAATCAATTAACTGTCTACGAATAGATCCAAATACACTACTTGCTACTTCGCCTAGTGTCATTGTTCCTGTTATTGCACCATCTATAGCATCAACAAGACCTGATTGAACTGTGTCAGCAATTCCTTGATATAAATTACTTATTCTTTGTAACTCTTCTTGTAATCTTAAAGCATCTTCATACAAATCTCTT